CGCAGACATCTGCGGTCACGCAGAGAATCATCGAGTTTGCCGAGGCTAACGAACTATCCCTAGCGGTTGACGCTGAAGTCATCAAGCAAGCTCAGGCGAAACTCCTAACCTTCAAGAACCTAGCTCAAACCGCAGACGAAACAGGCGGGGCGTTTGACCGGGCAACAATGGCTGCAATTGACCTAGCAGCCGCTGGATTTGGCTCGGCAGAGACTAATGCAACTCAGCTCGGAAAAGCCCTGCAAGACCCCATCAAAGGCCTTACAGCCCTAACTAGATCGGGTGTTACTTTCACGCAGGAGGAAAGAAACAAGATAAAGGTCATGGTCGAGTCGGGACAAGTTCTCGAGGCTCAGAACATGATTCTCTCTGCCATCGAAACTCAGGTCGGTGGAACTGCTGCTGCAACAGCTAAAGCATCAGACAAGATGAAGCTGGCCTTTGACAACATCTCTGAGGCTGTCGGTGCTGCCCTTCTTCCTGTGTTCCAAGAGTTCTCAAACGAACTAATCAAAATCACGCCAGAGTTGGAGAAGGCTCTTGCTCCAGCTGCTGCTGAAATCGCTCAAATCTTCCGCACCGAAGTCCTACCTGCAATCCAAGACTTCACTCGCTGGCTTGCCTCACCAGAGGGAACACAGACCCTAAGAGATTTGACCATCGCAATCATTGACAGCATCAAAGCCCTCATTGACTTCATCGGTTGGGTGGTGCAGAACAAAGATGCAATAGTTCTATTCACCTCAGTAATCGCTGCCCTAGTCGTAACCTACAAAGCCGTCACAATCGCAACCGGGCTGTTTCAAGCAGCGATGGTGTTGCTACAGAAGCAAGTCGTAACTACAACCGCAACAACAACAGCTTTCAGCGCAGCCCTCAAACTTCTGCCATTCGCAGCTATGGTCACAGGCGCAGTTCTCCTGACCTCAAGTTTGGCTGACTACTCACAACAGGTTTATGGATCAAAGGTAAACACCGAGGGAATGACCAAAGCACAGGCTCAGAACGCAGTTCAGGTCGAGAGTCTTAGAAGACTGCTTGGTCAGTATGAGCTTGCACTAGAAAGCTCAACCGCTGCTAACCGAGAGCTAGCAATCAACGGCGTGGCTGCTGTTAGAGCTGAGCTTGCTCGCACCGAATACGCAATCCGCACCACAGTCGGAGAGCTAAATCGCTTCAACAACATGAACCTTGACCGCATCAAGAATGAGATTAGAGAATCGGCAGGTGAGCTAAACAGGTTCAATAACTTGCTCAAGGGCATTCAGGGTGGGGCTTCCCTGCCACCGATAAACATCCCTGCACCAGTGCAAGTTCCACGCATTCCGTCAGGCGGTGGCGGTGGTGGCGGAGGCGGCGGCGGAGGCGGCGGCGCAGTAACTCCAAGACCTTTCGTTGACATTCCTGCTGGGGCTACGGCTGCTGCTGAGCTGATCAACGATGCAACAGGAATCCTGATCGACGCATTCTCAGATGTTGACAAGGTTCTTGCTTACCTGACTTCAAGAATCGAAGCGGCAACTCAGTTCGCAAATGAATCTGCAATCCGAGGGGAAACCGCTGCTGCAATGGGAGCGCTAGAAACACGCAACCTGTTCCGCAGTCAGGCAGAGCTTCTGAGAACGCAGGGCGCAAACGCAGTCGGCACAATCATCAACATAAATGTCAAGACCGACTCAACACAGTCTTTGGCAATGGTTGGAAAGACATTAGGTAACACCATCACGAAGTATGTTTCCGCTGGTGGTCAAGTTCTAGTGAGTCCGACAAATTGAGCCAGCCAGTCCAGAAGGTAGAGCTTGGATTTGACATTCTCTCGTCAGGTCTTGGCCCTTACTTTATCCTTGACGATCCGATAAAGGGCAAGCTGAACAACACCGAATACCTTTTGGCTGGTGTTCTATTCTTCGATGTTACAAACCTTGTTCAGTCGGTAGCAATCCAGCGAGGCAAAAACCGCCAGCTTGACCAGTTCGATTCAGGTTTGGCAAACATAGTCTTCAACAACAATGACCGAACCTTCGACCCTGAGTATGCACTTTCTCCATACGCAGGGCAGATAGTCCCGAAGCGGCAGGTCAGGATTTCATCGGGCGGGATTGTGCAGTTTGCCGGATTGGTTGATGACTGGAATCTGACCTATGCGCCAAACGGAGACTCAACGGCTTCGGCAGCTTGCTCGGATGCAACATCTTCCTTTGCAACACAGACAATCGCAACAAGAACAAACTCAGTCCAGAAGTCAGGGGAAAGAATAAACGCAATCCTTGACCTGCCTGAAATCAACTGGCCCTCTACTCTTCGAGATATTGACACAGGGCTAATGACACTCGGCGCAGACACTATCGCTGACAACACAAATGCCCTTAGCTACTTGCGATTAGTCGAGCGAAGCGAACCCGGTGCATTCTTCATCGGTAAGTCAGGAAATGTAATCTTCCGAGACCGCATCGCCGCTCCAACTTCTCAAGGCGTGACCCTAGCCGATGACGGCAGTGGTATCAAGTATCAGTCTCTTAGGGTGCAATACGGATCAGAGCTTTTAGCAAACGAGATTGTTGTCAGCTCGGAGATAAGTTCCTATGAAGTCACAACCCTAGACCTTGAGTCAATAGACACTTACGGAATCTTTAACCTGACCCGAACCGGGCTTTTAATCAACGCTAACGGCGATGTTGATGAGCTTGCCGAGTTCTATGCAAACAAATACTCACAGCCTGAATACCGCTTCGAATCGGTTGAGGTCTTGCTTGATGAGCTGACTAATCAGGAGCAGAGCGACCTGCTTGGCTTAGAAATCGGCGATGTTGTAGAAATCAAATTCACCCCTAACGGCATTGCCCCGGCTATCTCAAAATACGCTGAAATCATCCGCATTGACAACTCGATTGACCTAGACAACCACATTATGTCTCTAGGCTTCTCGACACTTGACTTTGCCCTCTTGGTCTTGGATGACGCTCAGTTTGGTAAGCTAGACGCAGGCAACGCATTAGCCTTCTAATAGGAGAAACATGGCAGGTTTAGGCCGTAAAGTATTTACCGCAGGTGAGGTTCTAACCGCTGCGAATGTTCAGGATTACCTACAAGACCAAGCAGTCATGGTCTTTGCGGGAACTGCCGCAAGAGGCTCGGCCCTCGGCACTTCCGTCATCGGCGAAGGAATGGTCACATACCAGACCGACTCGAACACCATAACTGTCTATGACGGATCAGTATGGCAGCAGGTTTACCCTGCATCGGTGACTTCAATCGCAGGCTCACAGGTTGCCTTCGGCGGAACTACAACCACAACCTCAATGACTGCAACTTCCGCACTCGACAACGGAACAATCTTCGTCAACGGAACTGCTGCTGTGACAATCACAGTCCCCGATGTTCTAACCACTTGGGACACCCTGACTATCTGGCGTAACGCTGGCGGAACAGTAACTATCGCCGCAGGAACAGGCGTGACCGACTGGGCAGGTGCAGGAACAGCTGGAACGGCCGTCACCTTCAAGATTGACCAGACCTACAATGCCGCAACTGTTCAAAAGGTTGCAGCTAACACCTACCGAGTAGTTGGAAAGATAACTGCATAATGCCTATTCCTTTAGGAGTTCTTGCTGTTGCGGGAGCAGGAGGCGGTGGTGCTGCGGGCAATGCTTATGAGCTGTTAGAAACTCAGGTTTTAGGTTCTGCCGCTGCCTCGGTGGACTTCACTGGTCTAGGAACTTATGCAAGCACTTATCAGCACTTGCAACTAAGAATTTCGAATAAGTCTGCATCTACAAACTCGCAGGTTTTTTTGACCTTCAACAACGATTCTGGAAACAACTACAGCTTTCATGAAATGATTGGAACTGGTTCTGCCGTGGAAAGCTATGCCTCGACCTCGCAACCTAGAATTCAGGCTTGGCAGCTTCCACCGACTACAGGATTTACAGGGGCAGTCATGGACATTCTTGACCCATTTGAAACAACAAAGAACAAGACAACACGAAGCTTTGGTGGGCAGGCTGAAAGCACCTATAACCAAATAAGACTTGGCTCAGGCTTGTGGATGAATACCGCTTCAGTTACTTCAATCAAGTTAACAGGTGGAGTAAACATTGCTGCAGGCTCTCGCTTCTCCCTATATGGAATGAGGTCTAGCTAATGCCTACTGCTACTTATATTGCTTTGGCTAATATCACGCTAACTGGAACTGATAACTCAGTTGCTTTTACTTCTATCCCTGCCACCTACCGAGACTTGGTTTTAGTTTGGAATGGTGATTCAACTTCTGTTGGGGTTAGGCTAAACAGCGATTCAGGCTCAAACTATCCACAGGTATTTACTCAAAACGCAAGTAGCTACAGCTCAACCGATACCTCTATTGCGTTATCCAATTTTGGATGGTCTGGTAACCCGCATATGTTTATCTGCAACATCATGGACTATTCAGCAACAGACAAACACAAAACAGTTCTTAGTCGAGGAAACATTGAAGCATCGGTTTCGGGCAGGTCAACAATTATGCACGCCGCAAGATGGACAAACACAAATGCTGTAGATACTGTAACTGTTTTTAACTTTTCTGGAAACATGAGTGCAGGGGTTACGATTGCCCTTTACGGAATAGTGAGCTAGACATGAGTGCTTGGACAGTTATTGAACATGTCGAATTAAGCGGTTCTCAAGCCGATGTCATGCTAGACAATATCCCAAATACCTACACCGACCTTTTGTTAGTTTGTTCTACTCGTCAAAGTTATGGAACAGAAGCGTATTTTGGAATCTTGTTAAATGAATCAAACTCAAATACAAATACCAGAGTCCTTTATGGCAGCGGCTCTTCTGCTGCATCTACAAATTACACAGGAGCAGCAGCAAACCTAATAACCTTTTCAACTGGAAGTAGTGCTACTGCTAGCACATTTGGAAGCACTATGTTCTATATTCCTAATTACACTTCGTCTGTTGCCAAATCAGTTTCAATGGATGGCGTTAGCGAAAACAATGGTGGCGTTGCATATCAAATCATTGGTGCAGGGCTTTGGAATAACACCGCAGTTATTGACCGAATCAAAGTTGTTTCACTAGACACCAACGCAAATCTGGGTCAAACATTCAGTCAATACAGCAGCTTTACCCTCTACGGCATACTTAAAGGAAGCTCTGGCGGCGTAACCGTCAGCTAAAGAACAGGTAGAATAAAAACATGACAGACAGACCAACACGCCTAGTTGTAGATTGCAGCCTTCCCGAAGGCCACCCTGACAAGGTGCAGATTATTCCCCTAACCGATGCTGAGATAGCAGAGCGTGAGGCACAAGCCGCACAAGCCGCTATCGAACAGGCTGAGAGAGAAGCTGCCGAGGCTCAGAAACAGGCAAACAAAGAAAGTGCAAAGGCAAAGCTCGAAGCACTAGGTCTATCAGAGGCCGAGATTCTCGCACTTCTAGGCTAGTCATGGCTGAGGAAACAAACGGCGTTCGCATAACGCAACGAGACATCTACGAAAAGCTCATCGAGGTTCAATCGGTGCAGATTGAGCTGGTTGCCGATATCAAAAACCTCAAGGACTTACCTGCCCGCATGAATCGAGTAGAGCAGAAACTCGCTCGCATGGAGTGGATCGAGAAACTGGTCTTTACTGCACTCGGTTCGGGTATCACAGGATTCATTGCGGCACTCTGGGCTTTGATCCGATGAGACATCCCTTCTCAAAGAAACTCATAACCTCACGCTTCGGCACAACGGCGAGGAGACTCACAGCACACAGGGGTCTTGACTACGCACCGAAAGAGGGCAAGGCGATTCCTGCGGTTGCAGCGGGAACAGTTCAAGCGGTCAAATGGTCTTCAATACTTGGTCATGTTCTAGTCCAGTCAGCTTGGGATGAGATTAACGGCAGAACTGTTTTTATCGGCTACTCCCACCTTCAGGAAAAGCCAACGCTAAAAGTCGGTGACAGGGTAAAAGAAGGTCAGACAATCGGCAAGGTTGGGAATACTGGTTCTGCATCTAGGGGCGCACACTTACACCTGACCATCGGGCCTAGAGTCACATCGGTAACCTTCGGAGTAGTTTTTGACCCTGAAACCTTCATTGACGAGCGACTAAGTGCCTAGCTGGAAACACCGCAGAAGACTTATCTATTTATCCTTTGCCCTGTCTGCATTCATGATTCTGTTTGGGGCATTGACCTACCACTCTGATTCCTCAGTTAGCCGAGAACTAATCATTGGCGGAGTGGCTTTGATTTCTATCATCCTCACCGCTTATACTGCTTTTGCTACTTACGAAGATGTAAAAACTAGAAAGGCACATGATGAAGATATTTAGTTTAGAGTTCTGGAGCTACGCAGGCGAGCGAGCAATCAAGACAGTTGCTCAGTCTGCAATCGCTGTTCTAGGCACAGGCTCAATCGGGCTGTTTGCTATTGACTGGGTTTCGCTTGCATCGGTTTCACTTGGCGCAGGACTTCTGTCAATCCTGACCTCAGTAGCCTTCAAGAAAGACTAACGCTCTGAGGGTAGAGTCGCTGCCCAAATCCCATACTTCTGACCTGACTCAACCGCATACCTGAAACACTCGGCCTTGACAGGGCAGGTATCGCAGAGTTTCTTAGCGATGACTATAGACAGCCTTCGGCGTGTTTCGTCTCGAATTTCCTCCGGATAGAAAAGCTCAGGGAAGTCTTCACATGGGACACCGCCAGCGGCGTGAATAGCCTTAAGCAAGCGGTAATGCTTTTGGTCGAAATGTCCCATCCCGATAGCCTAATTTGAAAATGTCAGACGCAGGGTAGAAACTATGACCATGTTCAAAACACACGCACCTGAGAAGTTCAACAACGCAACCCTACTCGGAGTTTTTGAGGCTGGTTCTGACGAGTGGCACAACGCTCGCAAGGACTCAATCGGCGGATCAGAGATTTCGACTATCATGGGACTAAATCCCTTTGAGTCTGCCTACGCACTATGGGCAAAGAAGACAGGCAAGATACCCTCACAGATTGAAGAGAACTGGGCAATCAGATTCGGCAAGGCGTTCGAGTTGCCAATTCTGCAGCTATGGTCAGAGGAGCATCCTGAATACGAGGTCTTCCTGACTGGCACTTACCAAGATGCCCTTATCCCATTTCGACACGCTAACCCCGATGCGTTGGCTCGTCACAAAGAAACAGGCGAGTGGATTGTGATCGAAGTCAAGACAGGCCGACAGACTTGGGAGGAGTTGCCTGCCGGTTATTACTTGCAAGTTCAACACTACCTAGACATTCTCGGACTCAAGAAGGCCGCTTTGGTTGCAGTCGCAGGAATGACTTGGCACGACTACTGGATTGAGCGTGATGACTTCGAGATTGACATCGCTCGACAGAAGGCGATTGACTTTCAGGCTTGTATGTTCGCCGACCAGCGACCTGAGTGGGATGGCTCAGAGTCAACTTATGAAGCGGTCCGTTACCAGCACCCGCTGATTGACGAGACTGAGGTTGAGATTGACTCGCTGCACTACCTATCAAACGCACAGGCTAAATACGATGAGGCTGCGGAAGAACTGCGCCTAATCAAGTCACAGGTTCTTGATGCAATGGGTCGAGCTAAACACGCCTACATGGAAGTTGACGGACAGAAAGTTCGCATAGCATCGAGGCAGGCAAAGGGAGAAGGTCTCCCCTATCTAGTAGTCAAGAAGGGAAAGAAGTAATGGCTAGGTTTGATTTGTCACAATACGCAACTGTTGAGGAAAGACTCAAAACATTCTGGGCTGATGAGAAGAACTCTGATGCTCGAATTATTACCCTGAATCACAGTAAAGACTCTGCGCTGTGGATTATCGAGACGAGGATTTATCTAACCGCAGGCGATCAGGCCACCGACCTGCCAAAGACAACTGGCTGGGCAAGCGAAGCAAACTCCGATGCGTTCGCTTTAGAGCGATGCGAGACATCTTCGATTGGTCGTGCGCTCGCTAACTACATCTACTCAGGTTCAAAGCGACCAAGCAGGGAAGAAATGGAAAAGGTTGCAAGGATGGATTGGCTAGAAAGAGCTGGTAGTCTTGGCTCAATCGAAGAACTGCGAGACCTTTATGCACAAGCTAAAGCCAACAACGCTTCTCAGGAAATCCTAGAAGGGTTGAAACTTTATGCTCAGCGATTTGAAGAGAGCCAAACTCCAAGAGCTGGAGGAGGCGTATCTGGTGGCAAGGTTTCGAGGACAGGAAAGTGAAGCTCAGTTCTGGAACAGGGAACTCATCGAGCTTCTGTTAGGGGTGTTGAGTGATACAGGAAATCCAGAAACAACTAGCGGAACTGATAGCGGAGAACTCTAAAGGTTCGACTGCGCTGTTCGAGGCTGAGAAGGCATTAGCTGAAGCCGAGTATGACCTAGACCTAGCCGAGCAGAAGGCTTACATCAAAGCCGCCGGGACAGTGCGAGACCGGGAAGCTATTGCCAAACTAGAGTCGGCTGATCTGAGGCTGGCTAGGGATTTGAGGAAGGCCGAGCTGGGTCGAATCAGGCAGAAAATAAAGAGCATTGAGACCGCCAGCATGGTTCTCGCAACCCAAGCCAAGCTCATAGGGCAGGAAACTAGGCTGTAAGGCCGTAGGATGCGATTAGAGGGCATTAGACCGCTTTTGGTTATCCTTACCTATTTTGATGGTCAAAAGCCTTTATAAACCAAAATAGCGGTGCTATACTAAAAACCCCGGCGATGCGCAAACATCCCGGGGCATGAGCAGACTGAAAGAGAGTCCACTATGTCTGATTATAAGACCTGCACCAAGTGCAAGCAATCAAAATCTTTAGACGCATTTTCCGCCCATCGAGGCTCTAAATCATCTAAATCCGGGTTTAGATCAACTTGTAAAAGTTGCGATGTTATTGCAAACAGGCTTTACCGGGCTGCAAATCGTGAAAAAGTGAATGCCGCTAAAAGAGCTTGGGCTGGTAAAAATAAAGACAAAATAAAAATTTGGGATAAAAGATATCAACTTGCAAATGCGGAAAAATTATCTATTTATAACGCTAATTATAGAAAAATAAACGCCGAGAAGTTGTCTGAGCAAAAAAGGCAATGGCGGATAAAAAATGCAGATTATAAAAAAGAGGCGGATAGGGTCTGGAGTCAAAAAAATAAAGACAAGGTAGCTGCTGCCTCTAGAAGATTTAGAATAAATAGTCCAGAAAAAGCCAAGGCTGCTCAATATCGCTATCAAGCTAAAAAGCCTGAAGTTCGCAAACTCATACTTATGAGGCGTAGAGCAAGGATGGCTGAGTCTTCGATTTTTATAATTCCAGTAAAAAACATCCGCAGAATGATGATGAGACCATGCGCCTATTGTGGCCAATTTTCAAAACATTTAGATCATGTGATTCCGATTGCTAAAAATGGAATACATGGGCTTGGTAATCTCATTCAAAGTTGCGCTAAGTGCAATCAGTCAAAAAATAAATTAACTGTTAGTGAATGGAAGCTTAGAAAGAAGAAGTATGGCTATTAGCGAATACATTAGGAAAAAAATCAGGGAAAGGGATTTTTATTGTTATCACTGCGGAGCAACTGAGGCCTTAGAGGTGCACCACAGAAAAGGCCGCAAAATGGGGAGTTCCAAATTATTAGACAGGCTAGATAATTTGATTTTGGTTTGTTCTAAATACAACTTTGAGATGGAGGCTGACGCAAATGTGGCAGCTGAGGCTAGGGAGTTTGGGCACAAATTGGCATCATGGGAAGACTTTTCCAGTCCAGTATTTGACGCACCGCATTTGACTTGGTATAAATTGTCCGAGGATGGTAGCAAGGTAGAGACACAGCCACCTAGTTATCTAATCTAAGAAGGGGAAAGAATGGATATTGAACAGCTAGCAAGAAAGATGCGTGAACACGCTCTTCGGATAGAAGCGGAAGAAGAGAAGATTGACCTATCAGAGCGTAAGCAGCGACAAGATCAGCTAGACGCAATCAAGAAGCTTTACTTCAACGCTGGTCGCTGGGCTGGTGGAGCGAGAGATCGCAGAGCAAAAGAGGCATTTCAAAAAATACAGTTGGTCGCCTAATGTCAATTTCAGCACTAACCCTAAGTCTTTATCACTCGCAGGCCACTTACTCAACCCGCTTAGTTCTGATCGCTATCGCCAACTTTGAGGGTGAACATGGAGCTTATCCATCCCATGAGACCATCGGCAGACTTGCTGGGGGCCTGAATCGAAGAACAGTTCAAAGGGCAATTGACGAACTGATCGCACTTGGGGAGCTGACTGAGGTTCGCCGGGATGGAATTACAAACCTGTATAAATTGTCCATTACCTGCCCCGATGATTGCGATGGCAGCACTAATCACCGCCGAAAGAAGGGGGGCGGTCTACAGACCGCAGGTGACACAGAGACCGCAGGAGGGGGCGGTGTCCAGACCGCAGGGGGTGCGGTGTCCAGACCGCCCGAACCGTTAGATAACCCAAAGAGAACCTTTAGGAAAGATTTTCCTTTACCTGAAGACTGGAATCCAACCCAAGAGCTTTTAGAGATGTTCAAAACTAAGTGGCCTGATTTAGACCCGACTTACAACATCGAGCAGTTCAAGCTCTACTACTGGTCTAAGGGCACAAAGCACAAAGACTGGTCGCTGACATTCCAGCGTTGGATGAACCAAGAGCAACAGAGGGCAAAGGCTCAGCCTTGGAAGTTCGGTGCTGTCGGATCAGCATCGGCGCAGGCCAAGAAAGAGAACGAACGCAAGCACTCTGATGACTATCTAAAGCAGATGGCAGAACTCGAAGCTCAAGCTGCGCCACCTCCAAAATGCCCTCATGGAAAGATGCTCCTATTATGCAAAATTTGCCTAGACTAACCGCATGCAGAAACAATGTCCCCGCTGTGGCATAGTCTGGGAAATACTCTTGACTCGCAAGAACCCCGACACTTGTCAATCTTGCAGGGCAAGGAAACAAACAAAGATAGGTGACTGTTTGATTTGGCAAGGAAACTATGCTGAAGATATGGTCACCCCAATAAGAGAAGATGGCAGTCTCGTTATGAAAGGCGAGAGAACCTGCGGTCACCAAGATTGCGTCAATGAGGCGCATAGAAAGGCAACACAATGAGAGTAAAAGCAACAGTTGAGGTCGCAAGACTTATTCCCTCATATGGCTTCAAGGGAGTAGAGAAATACAAAGATAAAAAGGGCGAAGAGCGCACTCAATGGGTGACAGTCTGGACTAAGGAACAGGTAAGAGAAGGGGAAACCCTAGAAGTCTCAGGTGATCTGTCGGTCAAGATTGAGAGCTTCACCGGTCGAGACAATGTTCCAAAGCAAGTCGCTGCAATAAACATCAACAACCCGACCATCACCAGATCGGAGATGCCCTTCTAAACTAGAGGGGTGATTGAACTACATGTTTACGGCAGACCGACCCCTCAAGGGTCTAAGCGAGTATTCAACGGCAGGATTGTCGAGGCTCAATCAGCTAACCTAAAAAAGTGGCGAGCGGCTATTGAAGATGCTTGTCAACCATTCACAGAAGTCCACCTTGGCCCTATAAGGCTTGAGGTGGATTTCTTTATGGAGCGGCCTAAGTCTGTCAAGGTCTCAGAGCGACCCCTGCCGATAGTCGCACCTGATCTGGACAAGCTAGTTCGGGGCGTAGGGGATGGCATAGGCCAGTCAGGGCGCATTTGGGGCGATGACAGCCAAATAGTCGAGATTTCAGCCCGCAAGTTCTATGCCGTAGACCGAGAAACAGGCGCAATTATCAGGGTTTTGCCTTTATAACGGCATTTATAACGATTAGGTCACAATAGGGGTTTTCCCATTCCCCTGCCCCCATGTCTGGGCTAACCTGTTTCTATCAGGGCAAGAGATAGAAAGGAAACCCAGATGTTTTTCAAAAACTACACAGTCTACAAGGTCTACCTAACACGCAAAGGCGCAGAGGCCTTCATTAACCGATACAGAATTCAGGCTCACATCGAAGTCATTGACAATAAGTTCTATGTGGTCGGATAAGGGGGCAATCATGAAAAAGTTCAAAGTCACTTACTACAACGCACAGAAGAACTCAGAGTCAAGCGTCAATGTTATGGGTGAAAGCCTTGAGAAAGTTCGGGCGCATGAAGAGGCAATCATCAAGACAATCAGCGACTTTAACCCGGCAATCAGTCTCAAGTCAGTAGAGGAGATTCACTAATGGACCTGCTGGGACTTGCATTCTGCGTTCCGTTTTTTATCGCCGCACTAATGGCACACTTCGGAGCTAACTTCTCTGAAGACAACTACGACACAGGGGAAAAGAAATGACAGTAGAACAATTCCGCAATGAGGTAGATCGCAAGCTCGACCTCTTTGGCATGGCTCAATTCAGCAGAGGATTTGAAGCCTGCATTGAAGCACTAGAAGAACTCTCTAACCAGAAACACAACGAGGGTCTAAAGGAAACCGCCGAGGTCCTGAGATGGGCCGCTAAAGAATTGCTAGGAGAAAACGCATGAGAACCACTTGGCGAGACATCAAGTTCTGGATTGCTGACCGCTTGTTCGAATATGAGCTTGACGAGGCTTTCCGTCATGGCATCAAGGAAGGCGCAAGCTACGCAACGCAATGGCTGAGCTTCCGGACCGCCATCAACATTGACCGCATCAAGATGACAAAGGTTGAGCGCAAGGGCTATGAAAAGTGCCTAGACATAATCAAAGACGAACGCAAAGAAATTTCACTACGAACAGGAGCAAGCCTTGATGTCAATCGTTTTATGGACTAAGCCCGGATGCTCGCAATGCGAGGCAACCGCTAGGCAGTTCGACAAAAGGGGAATTATTTACAAGACTCGCAAGCTCACGCCAAAGGCGGTAGATCGCTTCATCGAACTCGGCCTGACTGCAGCACCCATTGTTGAGACTGACCTCAAACGCTGGTCAGGGTTCAGGCTAGAGAAAATTAAGAGCCTTGAGCAGCACCTCAAGAACGAGCGGGCGCATGGTGTCAATGTCCCGCTAGAGCCGATCCGACAAGTAGCAGATGAGGTCGAAGATGAGTAACTTAGAGCAGTCACTTGATGATTTAGTTGCCCAAGCAAAGCGAACAGGAAGGCGAGAAGAATTCTTGCGCCTGTTTGAATTACTAACCAGCAAAGAAGCCCTGCGACCATCCTTCTTCCTTGATGGGTGGGTTCTCTACACTCAGAACGAACCGATAGATATCAGCATGGCAGAACTAAAGGGCGAAGATGATTGAATACATCCTCATATTGTCGGTGGTCAACACTTTATTGATAGCAATACTTTTACTAAAGACAGGGGCAGAAAATGAGTAATGAATTTTGGCAAACAATAGGTGACTTTGTGGCCGCTGAGATGCGTGGTGCAGAGCAAGAACGTGAACGCATTATCAAGCTGTTAGAAGATAACAATAAATTATGCACCGAAAAAACAGTCTGCTTTGATGCTGATGATGGCTGGCTTTGCAACTGTAAAGAACTATTTGCACTAATCAAAGGAGAGCAGAAGTGAGGCAAAAAAACTTTTGGTTAGCCATGCTTATCATAAGCAGCATGGGATTTGGAGCTGCCTTAATGTTACTTGTGTTTCAGACAATCGAAATCTTTAGCTAGGAGAGTAGAAGATGCTTGAATATATCCTCATATTGTCAGTGGTCAACACTTTACTTATAGCAATACTCTTACTAAAGACAGGGGCAGAAAATGACAAATAGCGAGTTCCAAGAAACCATCCATAAGGCTTGCATGGCAGCCTACGAAACAGGGGTCAGAGAAGGCAGAAGGCTAGAGGCCGAAGTCTTTTGGAAAGCCATAGACTTACACCACACAGGTAACCAGCATGGTGACTACATCTACCTGTCCGACCTTAGAGAAGCATTAGAGGAAATTCAGAATGTCAAGGTGTCCTGATGTTGTCAAAATTGGATTCCAGCAATACCGCATCGTTCAACTCACCCAAAAAGATGATCCGCTACTCGCCGATTCAAGTGCAGGTTACACACAAGATTCCCGAAACATTATCGTCATTGACCGAGAGCTTGGAGAGAGCAAAAAGAGAGTCACAGTCTTTCATGAGCTACTTCACGCCTGTCGGT